ATTAGTTCCCTCAATAACACGTAGTTCCGTGTTACTAGGTTTGAAATAGATAGCATTAGCACGTGAATCTATACTCTTTACTGCTTGCTGTTTACGGTCAATAGAATTCTTAATACCTTCGATATGAACGATTTGATTGCGAGAAATATCTGCAGCTTCTAACTGAACTTTGTTAGAACGCTTCATCACCTCAGCTTCAATTATAACAAATGTACAATCGTTGCGTAGGTATTTGTATGACTTAACAACCCCACCACTGTATTCTACGATTTCTTCTTCGTATTTGTCATCAGCTGAACGACGGATTGAGCGAACCCATGAACCGCTAACTTTTTCAAGAGCATGACGTTTGGCATTAAGTAATGCCTCATCACATGTAGCACCTGTGCCTGAAGATTGAACTGTAATAGGACTTGTATTTTCTAGACGATCTTTGTCTGTAATATCAACGATCCATCTTGTTACAGAAAGGGTTGTTGGTATTACAGTTATCAGAGATTGCGCTGATGCTGTGAAAGAAAGAGCCAGAATTGCACTGGCTAGAACTTTCTTCATGATTAACTACCGAAAGAGTTACGAACTTGTTGAGCAGCACGCATAGACTTCTTGCTGACTTCAACAGTCACAACAGCCATGCTTTTATCGCCAGAGATTTTTCGATCTACAATGTAGACACCCTTAACGATACCATTTGCTTCAACAGCGATCTTTTCCTGAATTTTGGTAGCAATGTTACCAGCACGCTCACGTGTCTTAGACTCATCAGCTGATACGTCTTTTGCGAGTGCGTTAGTAATTGCTTCGTGAGACTTACTTGAGTTCAAGTCAGTTTGAATGAACTCAACAATATTGCGTTTGGCTCGCATTGTAGCAACGTTCATTGCTTGCTCCAAAGCAGAATTGTCAGTAAGAGGGATGGCAGAAGTGCCAGTTGATTTAAGGGTTTCCCACTCACCCTTGTCGTTGAAAGTGATTTCAACTTTACCAAATTCCTGAGTGTACTTTACGGCATCTTTCGATGTATCGTTAAGGTCTACAGTTTTGGTTGTGCTACAAGCCGATAAAGCAAGAGCAACAGCAGTTACAAGAATCAATTTTTTCATAATAAATTACCTCAAGGTTGTTGAATAAACTACTACATCATCACGTTTGTATAGATCTTTCATTTTCTGAACCATAGATGGGTCAGACAATTTCAAACCTAGACGGTCTGGTGATTTCGGGTCGACACGTTCCAATTGGATACTGCGATCTTCCACAGGGACAGATACATTACCAACTCGAGGAACATCAACGTCAACTTTAACACTCATCTTTGAAGCCAACTTGGCAAAGTCATTTGCAAACTTAGCCCATTCGGTTTCAAAGTCTAAAGCCATAGCGTTGGTAGAAACCAACATAGTAGCAATAATCAATTTTCTCATAATAAATCTCCAAGTATTTACAATTATATTATACCTGAATCTTGAATTAAAGTAAAGGGGTTTTTGCTTCCTTTTTCGGGAGTTCTGGAATCACTCCAGCCTTTTCCAAGAGTTTTCTTGTAATTTTAGGGTATAACTTATGTAAAGTTTGGTCTTTGACAGCCATGAGCATTTTGGCTTCTGTTGGGTGTACACCCTCAAGAAAACTAATAAACAATGACTCACGTTTAATTGGTTTCAAATCTGCACGACAGAATACATACATACGACGCAACTCACTGAATAGATTAGTTGGTGTCATACCCATTGGTTCAGCTGAAGGTTTGTATGGTGGTTCACCTTCAGGAAGAATAAATTTCTTCGCAGGGTCAAATGCATATTCAAAGATAATCTTTAGAGCAGCATCAGTTTTATATTTTTCAATCAGTGTTGGATCTTTATTAATTTCATCCAACATTTCTGTAACATATTTTCTCATTTAAAAGTCCTCAAGTTCATCAAGCAATAAACGACAACGGTGTTCAATCAGATAGTTCATAATTGACATCTTATCACCATTCGGTTTGCTATTTAGGTATGCATCTAGAATTTCATCCTTAACAGATTTTGGAATATTATCGAATGCAACTAGAGTAGCATTACGTTGCCAATTCCGACGTTCTTCGTCATTACGGCATGCATCAATACCTTTCTCATAAAACTCAGCAAGTCGTTTAGCACTAACTGGCTTTTGACGATCTCCTGTTACAAACACATCATCTTTACTCAAGATATTAGGTACACCATCACCAGCATCACCCTTCACAATATGTTCAATAGTAAAGTCCATGATTTCTTGTTTGCTGGCTTTGATGTATTTCTTCTGCATCGGTGACCACTGGCTTACATTACCAGTGGAGAACGGTGCTAGTTGTAACTGTTTAAAGTCTTTATCAGAGGATAGGATAAGAACCTTTTGTGGTTCTTCCATCAAACCTTCTTGAATCAATTCATTAGTTTGAACATACTCAGTAAGAACAGCGATGATATCATCTGCTTCTGCACGGTCAACGCTGATAACCTTGTAAGGAAATACACGTCGGATATCTTCACGCATTTCGCTTAGTGTATCAAAGATGAGTTTCCAATCCAAGTCAGAAGCATCACGTGCTTTCTTACGACCTGCTTTGT